AAGGACTCCAACGGGATGTTGACCTGCAAAACGTACCAGCAGATCAACCGCTCAAAAGCAGCGTTGTGGGCCATGATGCGGTGGCCTGTCAGGTCAGGCAAAGGCTGACCGGGGAGCCAAGTCTGCACCTCGCCATCGTCGACGGCGTAACTCATGCATAGCACCTCGGTCGTCAAGTCCTGCGCGTAGTTGTAGACGCCGCGACTTTTAAGGTCGCAGGTGGAGCGGGTTTCAAAATCAAGCCAGATCATTTTCCAATGCCCACTCTTGCGAATGGGCATCAGGAAGCGATTACGCTACGCGACGACGGCGCCCGGCTGGTGCCGGTGCCTCGACTTCAGGCTCACCATCCATGCTCACCCATTCGATAATCTCAAACACCGGAGTGTAGATTTTGCCGTATGACTTATGCTGATAGTGATCCTTCTTCAGCTTCACGACGGCCACAGGCTTGGTCTGATCAACATCAACCTGCTCGGCCAGCGCGGCGGCAATAGCCTGGACGCCACGCTTACCGCCGACCGAGGTCGTGGTGTAGCGCACTTCCATGCCCTTGTCGTCGCCGGTCAGGCACTTGAGGCTCATGCCGATCTGCTGCTCCCAGCCACGCTTGGCTGATGGGGGCGCGTCTTCAATCTCCGGCAGCGGCTGGCTGACGGCGACCATCTTCTCGCCCAACACTTCGCCGTCGCCCCAGGCGATAAAGCCGTGGACAAAGGAGAAGGGATTGACGGCCCAGGTCGAGTCGTCCTCGACCTCGGTCTGGTCAGCGCCAAACACCCAGTGGCCGGTCTTGTCCATCTTGAGGATGACGACACCGGATGGGCCAGCCGCCGACACGGCCATGCTCTTCAACGCAGTTGAGAGGGTACTGATAGCTGGCAGACCAGCTTTTGAGAACACTGAAAGATTACTCATGATTACCTTTAGGAGAGTTTAGAAAGATGGGCAAGTCGTTTGCCCAGCAGCAGTACCTCGGGGCGTGGATCATCCACGCTTGCCAAGGTGTTACCCGAGGAGATGGCGACGACCACATCGGCAGGAAGGGCGATCTTGCGCTTTTTGAGCACTTTCTCAACCTTCGCTGGCGACATGATAGAAGTCTCCATCACCTCAGATTCGTCAAGGCCCAACGCGAACAGGGCGACCTTGGCCTTGTCCTCGTCAGTCCATTGTCTGATCGCCCGCTTGGCGACCAGCTTGTACTCGGGCAGATTAGCCCCGGACTCCATCATGGAGAGCGCCAACTCTCGCAGGCTGGAAATCCAAGTCTCTAATAAATCCGCGTTTTTTAAGTAGGTGCTAATTTTCCCCGCGTCTAAATTGTCCAGCTTGACGGCCAGCGCCCGGTCGGCAGCGCCTGTCATCTGGGGGCAGATGGGCTTGGCGGTGCAGAACCGGCAGTGGTCGCCCACCGTAAGCTGCGCGCCAGGGAAGGACGACAGCTTAACGGCCTGCACCAGATCACGCTCGAACTGCCGAATGCGCTCGGGCGTCGTCACCCACCGCCGTACTGCTGGCGGCTGGATGATGACGCACTCCACCTCGGTGGCGCCATCAAACGCCCAGGCCGACTCTTGCGTCCGCATGGCAGCCGCAGCGTAGAACATCAACTGGGCGTTCTCCTCGGCGTCGACGATCACGCCGTCGCCGAACTTCCAGTCCAGCACGATGGCGCGGTTGCCGATCCGACCGATGAGGTCAGTCGAGCCGAACACGCCTGGCAGCAGGTCGCCAAAGCCGACACGGGTTTCTGTGGCAAAGTTCATCTCCTCTTTAGGGTCGACTTCGTTCAGCAGCGCCAGCGCCGACTTCAGCTTCTCGCAGTGGTCTTCGCTCAACGCCACACCGTTGAAGTTCTTGTCGAGCAGGCTGTACGGGCTGGCGTCGCCGTCGTTGACTAGGTAGTCGATGGCAGAGTGCAGGGCCGTACCCTCGGCCATGTACTTGTTCTCGACTTGGGGCGGCATCTTGGCGACCAGCGCCACGCTGCCGGGGCAGGCCATCACACGCTTGGCGGTCGAGCCGCCAACAATCTTACTGTGCTGCATCTTCTTCTTCTTTCTTCGAGACGGTGATGATTGAAGGGATGTTGCTATAGCGAGTATCGATCTCGTTAAAGCTGTAACCTTCGATGAGGGAGTTGGCGTGAGCCAGGATGACGCGCTCGATTTCGGCGCGGGTGAATTCGATCTTCATGGACTTTACTTTCGTTGTTACCCGGATTGGGTGAACGAATAGTAGCACGAAAATAATCTTGTGCAAATATTTTTTTCTGTGATAAAGTTCGTCACATGGAAAAACAAATTGAAGCCTACCTCGTCAAGCGCGTCAAGGCGCTCGGCGGCATAGCGTACAAGTGGCGCGGCCACGGCGGCGCAGCCGACCGCATCATCGTCCTGCCTGACGGCACGGTCTGGTTTGTGGAGGTTAAGACCATCGGCGGTCGACTGTCCGCGCTTCAGAAAGTCTTCGCCGCCGACATGGCGCGGCTCAAGCAGAAGTACACAGTGCTGTGGACTAAGGAACAAGTAGATGAATTTACGTCCCTACCAAAATGAGGCGGCGGACTTCTTGTTCGCCAACGACCGCGCCATGATCCTGGCGCCGGTCGGGGCAGGCAAGACTGCCATCACGCTGACGGCCATGCAGGCCATGCTGACCAGCGGCCATGTCAGTCGGTTCCTCGTACTAGCCCCCAAGCGTGTGGCCGTCAGCGTCTGGCCGACCGAGGCCAAGTTGTGGGCGCCAGCCCTGCGCGTTAGCGTGGCCGTGGGGACGCCAGCGCAACGCCTTGCGGCTTTCTATGACAAGGCTGTTGAGATTGTTGTGATGAACTATGACAATTTGCAGTGGCTGGCTACGGGTCTGATCGACTTAAAGTCTGATTTGTCCGACATTGGGTTTGACGGCATCGTGTTTGACGAACTCACGCGCATGAAGAACCCATCTGGCACCCGCTTTAAGGCGCTAGAGAAAGTCATCAAACGTGTGCCTGTAGCGTGGGGCTTGACAGGTTCGTTCACCAGCAACGGCCTAGAGGACGTATTCGGCCAATGCAAGATTGTTGATCAGTCACTGCTGGGCCGCAGCAAGGGCGCGTTCCAGCAGCAGTACTTCTTTTTGGTCAACAAGGACTTCAACCAGTGGGAGCCGCGCCCAGGTGCGCTGGAGTTGGTCATGGAGCGGATCAAGCCAGCCACGTTCGTGCTGGAGCCGGGCGAGTACAAGGACAAGCTGCCCCAACTGCACACCGTGCCGGTGCGGTTCGACATGGTCAACCGCAAGCCTTACGACCAGATGAAGAAGGAGTTTGTGGCGCAGTTCCCCGACGCCCAGGCGGTGGCTGTCAACGCTGGTGTGGTCGCGGCTAAGCTGCAACAGATGGCGTCCGGGTTCGTCTACGGCGACTCGACCGTCTGGTTTGACTCGACCAAGTTCGACGCCCTAGACGACCTGCTGGCCGAGAACCAACACGCCAACACTATCGTTGCCTACACCTACAAGGAAGAGTTGGCCGAACTCAAGCGCCGCTACCCTCGCGCCGTGACGCTGGACGAGCCAGACGCCATCGAACGCTGGAACGCTGGCAAGGTCGAGTTGTTGCTGGCCCACCCTAAGTCTGCTGGGCACGGCCTGAACCTGCAACACGGCGGCAGCAAGATCATCTTCTTGTCGCTGCCCTGGTCGCTGGAACTGTACGAACAGACCATCGGGCGCCTGCACCGCAGCGGCCAACGGCACGATGTGTGGTGTTACGTCATGGTGGCGAACAAAACGGTCGACGAAAAGATATGGGCGGCGCTCCATGACAAACGCGCCATTTCTGACATCGCACTGGAGGCACTGAAGTGAACCGACTTACACAACTGAAGGCAAGGCTTAAAGCAGCCCAAGCCGAACTTTTGATCCGCACCCGGACGCATAACAGCGCGTCACGGGCTTACAACAAGGTGACTGCCCATATCACCGAACTGGAGAAGAGAATTGCTGACCTGGAGAAAGTTTCAAAGCAACCTGCCCAACTACAGCGAGGCTGACTTGTTGGCTTTGCTGGATGAGGAACGATTGAAGCACCGTAGAGTGACTATGCTAGAGCGCATCCATCAACGCTACTGCACCTTACGCGCCAACCGGGAACGGTTGGAGATACTAAAAGAAGGAAAACGACCATGACATTGACGCAACAATTCAAGCGGATAACCCGCCGCCTTACGCCCGTTGAGATGGCGGCCACTGAACTTGCAGAGGCAGAACTGCACCGCCTGGAAGCCCACAGTGCGGTGGAGTACGCCACCAGCGTGGTCAGCTATGAAGACGCTAGGATCAAACGCCTGCGTAAGTTCTTAACCGATGCGGAGAAAGTATGACCATCTGGCCTTTCCCGACTGAGTTACCAAAACCAATGCCAAGCAAACGCATTCCTTTTAACCCAAACAACCATGAAGACGCACCATTATGAGCATCCTAGAAGAAATCAAAGTCAACCGCACACCGACTCACATGGTGCGCCCTGCCGGGTTGGAACTCCAGAAGAAGACCAAGGAGACTCTTGGGCCATACGTCGAGAGGCCGAAGCAACCCGGCGAGGTTAAGGCAGCAGATAACGATCTGTGGCAGCGCGGCTACTACAAGACAGGCGACGGTGACTACACCGCCCAAGTGCCACGCGAGGGTAGCTTGAGAGCGTTTAGTTTGCCGAGTAAGGGGAACCGGACATGAACGACGACGACATCGAAGACTTGTACCGCACCGACTGGGTGGCACTTGCCATTGCAAGCGTAATCTCGCTGGTGTCGCTTGCGGCATTGGCTTTTTTGCTAGGGTACTTGACATGACAAAAGAAGACATCGTCCGCATGGCGCACAAATCAGGATTTTTGATTGACACCCATGCTCAACAGTACCAGCCCAATTGCATCCTGAGCACGTATGGGCTTATTGATGAGAATCTTGAACGCTTTGCCCACCTTGTTGCCGAGCGTGAACGTGAGGAATGCGAGATGGCGGTAGAAGACATTGCGCGGAAGTACCAACAAGCACATGAAGCAAGCGCTGAGAACGTGGCTGACGCCTGTGCTTACGCTATAAGAGCAAGGGGAAATACATGACTGACTTAAAACAAGCCGCGATGCAGGCGCTGGAGGCGTTAGAAGATGAGCGGTTAGAAGATGAGCGACATAATCGCTTTGCTTTCACTGGCTTTGCTTTCAATGCAACTGACAACTTACGCACTACATTGGCACAGCCAGAGCAGCAAGCCGAGCCGGTGCTGTTGCAATGCACTACCTGTGGAACCGTTTACGCCGAGGGTGTGCCACCTCAAGTGCCAGAGCAGGAGCCGAGTCAGTGGCGAGATATGGTGGTGGTCAACCTAGTCCGAGAGGGTATCAACAAGCACAAAGCGCGTGAGTTGGCTGATCACTTTGCCACCCAACCCGCAGCACAGCCAGCACAGTGGGAACGCACTAGCGCCAGCTTTGACGAATGGTGGGACAGCGACGTCATGCCCCCTTCAAATCCTTTTGCGGAAGGGTCGGCAGCATACTGGGCATGGGCCGGGTGGCAAGCCGCGCAGCGCAAGTGGCAGGGTCTGACGGATGAAGAAGTTGCAATAGCGTCTGCGGAATTTGATACAAAGTTAAAGTTAGCATTCCACGCCGGGATGTACGTGGCTCAAAATATTTTGAAGGAGCGCAACAATGGATGATGATGAATGGCGCAAAAATAACTGGAGGTGTGGTCATGGTTGGTTGCGCGGTGAGCAGTGCGAAATCTGCAATGCCCCCAAGCGCGAGTGGAAGGGGCTGACACTAGAAGAGATACTTGATTTGTTTGACATGAATAATGTCTATGGCAGCAAGTGGATTGAGTTTGCCCGTACTGTGGAAGCCAAACTGAAAGCTAAAAATGACTGAAGATGAAGCCTTTGAAGAATTAGAAAGACAGATCAAGCGTCGGAAAGATCAGCCTGTTAAAAAGCTAACCGTGGTGTACACCATAAAATTGACGCAGAGCCAGCGCGTCAAGCTGTTGAAGTTGGGTGGGCCGCAGTGGATCAGGAGCCAGATTGAACGATCTGCCTAACTTCTCGGCCTGGGAGCGTCAGACGCTGGACAGGTTCGCCCTGGACGCCTACATCCGCCTTCAGCAGCAGCAAGAGGCGTTGGAGCAGTTGCGCGGTGACCTCAAGGATGCAATGAGCCTGCTACGCAAACAAACGTGTACCATTGCGGTCAATGATTAACGCTTGACGCCGGGGCTTGTCAGCAATGCTGATGTGCGTCCAGGCGTCATATTCGCGGATGATTTGGTCATAGGGCAAGTGCAGCAGCGCCCTCACAACAACGTCAGGAGCCATCCCAGGCACTTTGAAATCTGCTGCTAACCCTAGCCTATGCTGAGAGGTATCCTTGCTGCCAACAGCGTCATTGACGGCCTTGCTGCGAAAGGCGCTGTTGATCATTATTGGCTTGCCGCCCAGCGTAGTTTTGACAGTCTCTAGAAACTCAGCCAACCTTTGCAGGTTTGCCAATTCCTGTGCGTTGGGCGTGTTGTCTAGGCTGCGGTGATCAGTATGCGTCAACTCAGCGAGCGTAAAGTGAGGGGTCATTTTTTACTCAGCAAATCAGTCTTGGCTTGTGAGCCGGCAGAGGAACCAAAGTAATAGGCAATTATCCCCGTCCAGGCTGTTCCTAAACTGCCCAACATCATCAGGATAGCCGGGTTGCTGCTGTCGATCTGGTTGAAGAACATCATCACCATGATTCCAAAGAAGCCTAGCGTCACAGCACCAGCAAGCAATGGTGGCATCATTGAGCGAGTTGTGGCTTGCATATCTCTCGCGCTCTTGCGGTCTTCCACCTCTAGCTTCTCAAAGTTAAGGCCAAGTTCCTGTGCCTGTTTCTGTAATTCAATTTCTGCCAGCTTGACCTGCGCGATCTGGTCAGCGGTTAGTTTGTTGTTGCTGATTAGGTCGCCAACCTTTGCCTCATCTACGCCAATGGCTTTTGAGATAGCAGACACCGCCATGCCTGCCAGTGGGCCACCAAGAGCCGTAGCGATAGTCGGTGCAATCTGTTTGAGCCAGTCCATTATTTCTCCAATAAAAATGACAGGTTTGCGTGGCGGGGGTATTGAACAACACGTTCCCCTTCTGGGCATTTGTATTTGATGGTTGCCAACAGAGTAGCTGTGCCGGGTGCAATCTTCTCTTTTTTCACCATCGTCAATTGGTAGGTGAACGTGTCAATCTGTGGCCCTGCTGGGCCGCTGAACTTGCTTGCCGTTGTCGTTGCCTCATGCACCATGCCTGCCGCATCCCTAATGCTTGGCGTAAAACTTTCAACAGAGCAGTCATCGCGCTTTTTGATTCGGGCCACTGTGACGTTGATTGGCTTTCCTGCTTCAGCTACGATCTTGAAATGCTCTGGATGCCACTCAAGAATGGCCCTGTCAAACCATCCAAACTTGTCGGCAAGGGTGTAGCCCCCACCAATTGCCGCAATGCTTGCTGCAACTGCTCCAATGGCCTTAGTTACGTCAATCATTTTTTCCAGAACTGGACAAGTGCAAACACAATAGCAGCAGCAGCCCAGACGCCCATGCCTCTGTTAACCCATTGATTTATCTTGCGGTCAACGCGCTGCAATGCAGATTCATGGATGCCAATCTTGACTTCCACGTTACCAATGCGTTCGCCCTGGGTAGCCTGCCGTTCCTCGAACAAGATCAGCTTGCCAACGGCATCCGTCAGCTTGTCAACCTTACTTTCAAGGCGGCGGAAGTCATCGTCAGTCATCTGAATGTTCCGTTGTTGATAGCATCCAGCAAACGCTTGCCGTACTTCTCCACCGCCGCCTTGGTGATGACGTACTCACCGCCTTGCAAAGCACCGTAACCATCGTCTGGAGCAGGGGCGCGGCCTTTGAGGTGACGGGCGTCTACCATGCCGCCGTGGGCGTACTCGCCACCAAAACCCATTGTGTCCGCGCCGCCAGTAACGCCGCCAAAGCCACCGTAACCATTGTCAGCACTAATTTCACTAGCCCGGAACGAC